TAAATTATATATAAATATAATGTACTGAAGGGTGAGTGGATCTGTAATTAAATATAGGAGAATTACTAATCAGGTCTGTGAAATACTAGATAGACCCCCTGACCTGTTAAATAATCACCTCTTTACTTTTAATAAACACAACAGCTATGAAAACAGTTCATAGTTGTTTTTCTTTTCATAATTAAATCCTAAAAAGTATGGAAATAAATGTATCCCTCTTACCAAGTGGAGGTTATGGTTATAGCTTCCCATGTGTTAGAATTAAACCTTACAATTTCTTAGAAATCTGTAATTATATTGGGGAGGTACCGAGTGATGATCCGCTGGGTAAGTATTATTTTGATGTTCATGAATTAATTAAAGACGATCCAAATATTAGAGATTGTTATATCATGGACATTGATTTTTTGATATTCTATAAGAAGCTTTGTACTGTTAGTGAGAATCTTAGTTACCATGTAGATATTAAGTGTCCTGACTGTGGAAAGACGATTAGTAAGAGTATTGATTTTAACAAGGACATCCATTTCAAGCAGATCGATGAAAAAGTAATGAATGGCGCTAAGATTGAATTAGGTGGCCATGAATACGAAACTATTGTACCAACTTGGAATGATTTTATGAAGGTATTTAAACTCTATCTTAAGTTTAGAAAGATAACAGACCTTAAGATGATTAAAACTATTGCCCTCATAAAAGACTTCGACTTGCAAGGTAATCAGGTTGAGCAGGATGTACTAGGCGCAAAACACTCAGATATTACAATGTTGATGGCACTGAGAGAGCTTTACTATGATAGATTAGAGCCCGTCCAAGTATTTTGTCCAGACTGTAATAAAGGTAAGAAGCCTGAGGAAAGGAGGAGTGTGGCAGTAAGTGTTGATTCGCTTATTGTCGATTTCTTTCGAGACATCTATGTCAATTGCCCGATTGATGGAACTAAAATTTTATTTAAATAAGTTTCTCAAGGTTGATAATATTGAGCACTATGGACTTGGTGCCCTATTTAAACTTAGAGATACGTACGATAAATTTATAGAAACATCAAAAGGTACTGACCCTGACTTTCCACTTATTGATTTTGGTGATAAGGGGCAGACAATACAAGGTGTCAACAAAGTACAAGCAGAAAATAAACGGGGTGAGGATGATGATAGTGGTGAAGGTGAACAACTAGGAACTACAGAAATTCTCAACCTGTCTAGATAATAGAAATAATGGCAGCAAGTGATAAAGATTTAGAGAAAAGAACTAGAGAACTTGCAGGAAGACGGGGAGGAGACCTTGCAGATTATCAAGCAGTGGGTAATCAGATTCAGGCAATACAGGATCAGAGAAAACAGAACCTTGCCCTTGAACGAGCTGCAATGGATCAAGATGAACAATCTAACTCTATGATGCTGCAAGCGGGTGAAATAGCTAGTATGGCAGGATCTCAAGACATGCAAGTAAATCCACAGACGCAACAGATACTGGGAAAATATGGACTAGGACAACCAAAAGTACAGAGGACCCAAGGTAGAAGTGTAAAGGTAGTGCCAAATAATATAGTAATTAACAATAACTATAACACAACTACTACCAATAATGTTGCAGGTGGATCTATGGGTTCTGCACCAAGACAAGCAGATCCCGGACAAAGTAAATTTAAAACATGGGTAAGTAATGCATTCGCTGCCCAGAAAGAACAAAGCTTACGTAGGAGTAGAGATTTCGATAGACGTGAGTGGAGTCTTACTAAGAGTGCAAATAAGATGCTAAGAAAAATGGAGAGTGTCGGAAAAGAAATGATGACGACATTTAATCCAAAAGAAATAGGTAACTCAGTGGGTGGACAGTTTAAAACACTTCTCATGCTATTTGGTGTTACCTTCTTAGCAAAACACTGGACCAAGGTACTAAAGGCTATTACTTGGGTCGGTGAAAAAATAAAGGGCGGACTAGATTATTTTGGTGTTGGTGTTGATGGTAACTCACTGGCACGAATGGGTAAAGGATTTAGAGCTGACTTTATTAGTTTCTTTGGTGGTGATGTAAGAAAGGGTGATACAGTAGGAACGGCACTTATGAGAGTAGGTAAAGATCTTATTGACTACCTTAAGATGAAATTAGACCATGGATTTGAGGAACGAGGTGCTGCAATGAAGGCAATTAAGTTCCCAGATATTGATTTAAGTAATATTGGTCTAACCCTGTCTAGTATGGCCGGGTATCTTGGTAATATCCTCACTGCAATGGTTGACCCGAAAAAGGGAATACAGAACGCACTAAAGACAAATATTAGCACACAAGGTATTAAAAGTTCCAATGCAGCGATGCAGAGGGATATGTACAATGAATATACTACCCTAGCTAAAAATACAGATGCTGGTGATCTTGCTGCTGTTGTCGCAAATAGAAATGGACAGAAGAAATACAGCTTGATGAAAGGGGCCCTAGATAGCAGTGGAAACCTTACCAGTTCTGTATCCGGCCAAATATCACAGGGTAGAGATATCATGGGTGCCTATAGAGATGCAGCGTCGACAGGTAAAATAGACACTGCCAGAGTCGCAGCAGGTTTTTCTAGAATGGAAGACTATGCAACTAAAAATGGAGGTGTTACTGTAGATAGGGACTTCATTCAGCAGATGTTCGGTAGTGATGCAAGTAAACTCATCAGGTCCGGTATGATTTCTACTGTCAGGATGAAGGCAATCCGAGTACCAAAGACAGAAGAAGATTATGCTGGTGAAAATGCTAAGAGTTTTGGTGGCGCTACTACACAGATGGCAATTACTGATAACATAGCTAATGCAATGGGTGCTAGTGGTGCACCTGGATTCTTAGCAAAATCAGTAGCCAACTCAGGTAATACTAAATTCAGGCACTCACTACCAGGATATGTACTTGGAGGTGGTATAGCAGGTGCAGTGTTAGGTAATACGGGTCCACTGGGTTATTTTAGAGGTGAAATCGCAAATGCATATAATAGAGCTACTGCAAACGGTTATAAGTATAAGCTAGTCCCTTACGATGATCCACACCCAGGAGAAGGTTTCTATGATTTCTATAGCTTATCACCTGAGGCAATTAGGTACCTCGCTAGTAGAATTTATAGAGTTAAGTCTTTCAAGGAACAGAGTATTGCTGCACTAGGTCAAATACAAAATTCACTTCTTCGTAGAGCAGGTGGTGTACAGGCGGCAAGTGCAAAGTGGTCAAGAGCAGGTAAAGATCCTAAGACTATGTTCGATGTTAATATCAACGAATATAGTAAAGACTTCCAGGAATTTGAAAACTTACATAATTCGAACCTAGCAGAAGAAAATGCATTCTGGGCTAATTCTTCTATGGGTGCAATTGAGAATAACTCTAAGAGACTGGGTAATAGCATCGTTGGTGGAATTAACACCGGTATCAGTTATGCTAATAAAGGCTTTAATATGATTGGTGGGTTTGTTGGTAGCTTATCCACAAATCAACATGATAGTGCTGGTGCTAGATGGGGAACAATGCCAGGTAGAGTAGATACTAGATATGGAAAAGCCAGACCATTCTTCGTAGCTGATGCATGTAGGACACTCGAAAGAAATGTTAGGCCTAGATCCGCAGCTAGTTGTGCAATGTACGTAAGACTTGCAGTAGAGGCAGGACTACACTTACCAGCTAATAAACTACAAGGTGTTCTCGGTAACGCAAGGGACTTCGCTAGAACTTTAGGTAAGGTAGGATTTGCACCCGTTGATTGGCAGAATTGGAAACCACAACCAGGTGATATCTTAGCACAACAAGAAATGCCTGGTCATGCATATGGCCATGTTAGTATGTTCTCTGGTAGACTTTGGATGTCAGACTACCTACAGAAAAATATGTGGGGTGGTATCAATACTGGCTATCATAGAAGAAAGCAAGGAGTTATTCTCAGACATATTAACAGAGTAGGTGCAAACGGAGAACCACTAGGAGATACAGACTCTGGAAACTACGGTACAGGTGGAACACCTTATCTCGGCAGTAACTACAATGATACACCTAACACTTTCGGAGGATTTGGTAGTGGCGGTTATAATGATCACATCGGCGGAGTCTATGGAGGCGGCGGTGGATATGCTGGCGGTGGTAGTTCTTTCTCAGGTGGTGGAGGATATGCTGGAGGGGGAATGGCAAGTGCTCCATCATACGGATTTAGTTCGCCAGTTACTGTATCCGCCGGAAATCTTAAGGCTGATAGAGCTAGCTTCTGGAAAGAACATAGAGCTAAGTGGTATAGTGTCTTGAAGCAGAGAGGTATGAGCGAAGAAGATGCAGGTCGACTCAGTAGCTTCTTCACTGCACAAGATGGCTATGAATCTGCAGGTGGTACTAGTAATGCTGCAAGAAATCAGAATAACTTTGGTGGAATGCAGAGGGGTGGTAAGAATATTACCTATGGATCTGTACAAGACTACATGAATGCCAAGCTAAATATGTTCCTCAGTAAATTTAGAGGTTCACTTGCAGCTAGAGATTTTGGAACGTTCATTATGAGTCTTGGTAGAACACCTCTTAACCAACAGCTCAATAATAACGGGGGACAGATCTATTATGAAGCTGACCCATACACATACTTAAAAGGTGCTGCTAGTTATCTTGGTGATTCTAATTCAGTATCTTTCGACCCAAATGCAGCAGGTAGTGTAGCAGGAGGTGGATTTGATGTTAGTGGTATTGCAGGATCTATTGGGGCTGCATGGGATAGCGCATCAACAAGTGGACCACTACCTACAATTGGCCAACCGTTTGATGTTAAGTCAGACGCAGAACTAGCAAAAGAGAAACAACTGCTTGGACTTAAAGGTGAAGCTGGTAAACTTTGGAAACAGAATCAGATCTACCTTAAAGAAAGAGGTGTTAAAGACTACAATGCATTTGAGAAATACTGGGTAGGACTTGATGATAAAGGTAGGCTTGCAAGTAAGAAGAGAGTTGCCGCTTGGAATGATGGTAGGACATTCTTATGGCATAGAAAGAAGCAGTTAGCAAATATTAGCAGAGAAGACATAAATAACGCATTTCTAGGCTTTGAAGGTGAAGGATCTGAAGGTGGAATTGCCGGGCTTAATACTGGCGTCTTTGGAGAATTAAATATGTCTCCAGCTGATTGGTATAAAGTCAGAAAGAAATACCTCGCCTTAATGCAAGAAGGTAGGTATGACGAAGCAATGGAGTATATCTATGGACTCTACAAGAAAGAAGGATATAAAGGTTCATATGATCAGATAAGAACACACTTAAATTCATCAGGACGAAGAATTTATCACCAAGGTCAGGTAACTACAATACAGAATAGAATAGACGCATTACAGAAACAGTTAGAGTCAGAGGATAATCCAGAGAAGGCTGAGAAACTTAGACAACAGATCGAAATAGAAAAGGCTAGAAGAGATGCCCTAGGTAAGAGTGATATATACGTAGACAAGAAGAATGCCAACAACAATACACTGAAGAAGAGGCTGCAAGATAGAAATAAGAAAATTGCAGAATTCGATGGTAGTATTGCAGCTATTGAAAAAGAGAAAGAACTTGTCACAAAGCAGTATAAAGATCTTATCGAGAAGGCACTGGATGATAATAATATACCACTTGCTACAAAACTCCATGATGAAGCCTATAAGAAGATGCAGGAACTTGATAAGATGCAGAAGAACTTTGAGAGCGAAAAGAACAAATTCGTAAAGAGTTACTCTAGTACCCTCGAAGATGCAAAAACTCAGTTCTCTAATAATAAAGGTATTTTCGATAAGCAGGTATCGGAGGCGACTAACTTGTTTAATAGTTTTGTAGATGGTATAAAATCATTCCCAGAAAGAATTGCTAGGGTTGTATCAGGTATTGGTAGTGCTCTTAAGTCTGCCTGGGACAAAGTTAGTTCTACCTTGAGCAATTTCTTCAGTATTTTCGGTCATGGTGGAGCAATTGAAAGAAATCAAGATGTAGTTAGTGGTAAGGTACAAGTAAAGAATGCAATTGGTGGAACAGGTAACTCTGAAATAGAAGCCCGTAAGAAAAGGTTCGCAGAAATACCATCAGTTAAGAAAAAGCTAGCAACAGGAAACTACGTAGTAGGACTTGACGCTAATATGCAACCTGTTCTAACACCTAGGCTAAGGTTCACACCGGATAGAGGTAAAAGAAATTCTGAACTCTTAAATTTCTATACAAAACTACCTAAGGATAATACTACTAAGTCTGATACTACAAAGAAGCCTGAAAGTCGTGCAACTGGTGGATTTACTAGGGTTGGTGATACAGGACAGGCAGTTGGTTATGTACATGAAGGTGAATGGATCGCCCCTAAGAAAATGGTTGATTCTAATAAAGATCTTTTCCGTGTACTTGATCAGGAGAGAATATCAACACTCGCCGGTAGAACTAGTAGGGCAAATATCAATAAAGATGCAGTATCTAGTAGGGCAGCTAGTAAGTATGAAAAGATTTCTGCTGCTGCTAATCAGGTATCCTCAGCTTATATGTCAGAACTGGTAGGAAAGCAGGACCTAACTAATCAGCTTCTATCTAAGATTGTCGGTAATACAGCACCTAAGAAAGAAACAGTAAAAACTCGAGGATGGACTAAGTAATGAAACATAATAATAACAAGACTGGAGAACTTAGTGGATTCTATTATGATCTCCAACTTAGAAACCCTATGTTATCTGTTGGTCTATACCCTAATACCTGGGAAGATCCTAATAAACCTAAGGATGATGAAGGTGTTAAGAATTGGGTTGAGTTTCCAGCAGACCTACAAGAGGAAGATTCTAAGACTATTATACTAGATGAGAAGAACAGTGCGGTGAAATATCCGTACTGTAAACTTCCACTATGTAGATCTATTATTAACCAGGATTTTCAAGTAACTGTTACAAATGAATGGACTGGTTTTGGTGGAGATGAAATTGGATCGTTCTGGAACTCAATGAGACCTAAAGCACCATACGCTAAGATATTCGCAGAGGCACTACAAGATATGGTAGGTAAGTCAGCACAGTTTGAAAATGCAGGTCAGTCAGCTGGAGATAATGTAGCAGCGACAGTGGGTAGAATTTCTAAGATCTTTACTGAGGCAGCAGCGGGTGGTTATTCGGCGCAGGCAAAGTATCTAGCTAGGGCACTTGATGTAAAGGGTACTAGATTTACATACTACACAGGCACTGGTACTGATTTCGGTAGTAACTTTGGTATGAAATTTACTATCTTTCCAACTATTAACAGGTATGACACACTTATTGATAGGCATGGAGTAAATAAAGATAAACAATACCTAACAGTAACCGATCAATTAATAGGGCTCTTACCTTATGCAGTTGGTGATTATGTACCTGTCAAGTTTAAAGCACTAGGACAAGACGTAGAGGATTTTGTTAGTACTGTTATGGCTTGGCAAACTCCTCCCGCCGGTTTTGAGGCCGATATTAAGGATGTGGACCTAATTCAAAAAGGTACATTGAAACTTAGAATTGGACCTTACTATGCGATAGAAAACTTAGTAATCAGTAATATCAGTATCAATGAAAGCAAGGAGATGGTAAAAGATCCTTTCGGTAGTGGTAAGATCTCTCCATTATTTGCTGAAGTTAACATCATGCTACGTCCGGCCTCTAAATATTCGGCGGTATCACTAGAAAGATTTATTAGTGGTAGAGCTAGCGCAGGATATATGAGTCAGTCTGCAGAAGGTAGAGATGGTGGTATACTGAATGAAATGAAACGATCACTAGAAAAGGTAAAGGCATCAAATCAAAATAGACTACCAAATGTATAAGAAATCAAGTAGAATTGAAAGTACTAAGCAGGATCTGAAAAATTATATCGAGGGGTATGATGTATTTAACTCTGTACTCCTCGATAAACTTAAAGAGTTCGAAGCAGAGAAGGAACCATACATTATTAAGACATACGAATTTAGACCAGACCTAATTGCAAAAGATATATACGGGGATACTAAGTATACAGGACTCCTTATCTTAACTTGTGCGGTGGGTCTTGAATCTTACACAAAAGGTACAGTCTTAAATGTATATCCTAAGTCTGTAATCGATAACTTGCTTAATGGAATGTAGGATATGAAATATAAAAATTCATATAAGACTAGTGTTGATTTTCAGCCCTGGTTTGATTCAGGTTACCGTTTTCAATCACTCCACTTATATGAAGAACTTGGTGGAGAACTAGCAAGAGGTGAAATGAGACTTGAGGTTGCGGGAAAGTCTGAATCACTTAAACTAATAACGGAACAACACACAGGTACTATCACACTAGAACAAGAAGGAGGACTTATCTATAATATCCCCGTGTTCATTACAAATAGATGGCATGAGAAGAATTACCTAGATATTGAGTTTGTTTGCGTGGAGGACCAAAAATTCTTCGACGAAAAACATACCTCTGTCTGGGATAGTATTGAGGATTCCATAAGAGGTGTATATCCAGGAAAAGTCGACCTGAGGTGTGATACTGACTTACAAGCAAAAAACTTAAAGCTCTATCAAAATCATGAGACAGATCAAGATTTTCTCAGGCGAATATGTCTAGGGTATAAGAGAAATAGTATCTTCGTGTTTGGACTAGAAGGACTCATGATAAAAGAAACTATGGGACTCTCTGATTCATATGGAAACCGTGAACCAAAACTCATAATACACGCAGACTCAGACTTCACACAAGAAACACCATTCAGTAAGAAATATCAACCAACACTCTATAGTAAGGTTGAAAATATTTGGGAAGAGAAATATAAGGATGTAATGCCAGTTAATCCCAGAGTCTTACAGAAAGGTGGAGCATTGAGCATAGTACACAAAGATTACTACCAGATGAGTGAAAACTTGAACTATAACACATCCTACATCTACTCTGACCTGTTTCAAGAGATTATCATAACGCATCGACAAGTACCTAAGTTTAAAATAGGTGATGTGGTTGAATATACAAGAGACTCAAAGACAACAGTAGATTCTAAGATGTGGCCTTTCAAGTATTACCTAATCAAGTCCAATGAATTCTTTATCGCCATTGATGATTCAGATTATGTGGCGGATGACGGATACCATACAAAGTGGACAACAAAACTAGTAGGACTTCAAGAGAATGGTAAGATCGCATTAGGTAGTGAACAAAATCCAACTAAGAATGATAATACTAAGAAATAAGAATTACAGCGGAGAGGGTGACCTAGTAAAAGCAGGTGCATTACTGACAGTACCTGTAGCAATAGGTGGGGCGGCTTGGTTGGCTAAGAAATTTAGGGAAAATCAACCTTCTAATTCTGACGCATTAAGTAGTTATAACCTAGACAAAGAAGAGGCACACTATAGGAGCCTAGTCGGTGATACAGGCAAGCTACTACAGACTAATAATCCACAGTTATATAATAAGATTAAAAGTCAACTACCAGATAACTATGTCACAGGTACACGCTATAGATATCCAAGTTTTACCTATAGAAGATTAGGAAAAGAAGGCTATAATACATACGGAAACGGTAGACCAGCAGACTTCCATATCATAGGGGAAAATGAAAATGGTGCACTAATTGTTAATCCTAATGTAAAGAATGGTGGTCTGTATAACTATAATGCAGATTCTGGTAGACTAGAGAAGACAACTATAGATAAGTGGAGAAAATAAGAAGAAGTAATGGAATATAGTATAGGAACAATTACAAAAATACTTGACCCAGACCTTTATACAGTAGAAGTAGATATCCCTGGACGTAATCAAGAACTACGTGCATTTCCAAAGAGAGGGGAAGTAGATGAGCCAAGAGTAGGTGATGTGGTGGTATTGCTTGAATTGGATCCTACATACAAATCCTACTACCTCTACGAAAAATTAAAGGAGAATAATTTCATTGGTATAAGGTCAAGGGGGAAGATGATTAAGATGACAGAGTCTGAACTAACTATCGGAATCTTTGACCCTGCCAGTGAATATAATGATAAACAAGAAAAAGATACAACACCTGAACCAACTAGCTGGATAAAAATTGATAAGTCCGGAAATATCAACATAAAAACTGATGGGAAACTTGGACTAACAGTAGAAGGCAGTGCAGAGGTAGAATGTAAGGGTAATGCAGTAATTAAAGCGCCGAATGTAAAAATAACTGGCGGTAAATTAGAAACAAAGGGAACAGCAGGAACAGATATGAGTGGGCCCTTTAACTGCATACCAACATGTCCATTCACCGGCGCACCACATTCAGGAAGTATCGTAAGTGGAACGTAAGGCATGATAATCTTAAGAAATAAAAACTTTGCCCTGCTTGAGAAAAAACAGTACTATAAAAATAACTGGGATAGACTCAAGCATGGATGGTTTGGAACGTCGAAGGAAAGTATCGACAAGTATAATAACTACGTTAGCAAGCATAATGCAGAGGAGAAAAAGCTTAGTGGACTCCTAAAAAATAACACTAGACAATACCTCATCGAACTATATAACCTCGACACAGTTACTAGTAAGATGAGGGAGTTCGAGAATGTATTTAACACTAAGCTACCACAAGAAATCTATAAGTACGTGGAGACTATAAAAAGTTTCGCAGGACCACTTAAAACATGGGCAGCTAAATATCCAAACGAAAATCCTAGACTACCAAGAATTGATGGTATTATTAACAGCTTTAACGTAGATCTGGAATTAAAAAGCGGTAAGGTTGAGAATTTCAGAGATGACTTAGAAGATACTGGAGATATTTGCCTACTTGATGTCGGATATGATGATGTAATAGTTTATAACATCAATAATAAAGTTTGGGACTTAGATTACACAGGCAGTAATAGTGATAAGACGTTAAAAGACACTCTCCTATCTACAATAAAGAATACTATTGACTTAAATGATGGATACGTAGAAGGAGGATATGATGATGTAGATAAACGATTGCCAGAATTTGAACTTAGAAAGCTTTGGTATAATCACGTAAAAAGTAAGTTATAAAAATTAGGGGCTGAGGAACAAAAACTACCTCGGCCTCTGATATTATTTCTTCTTCCGTGCTATTTTAGGGAAGCTAAGCTCCGCACCCAATTCGCGAGAGGCTGCGCCTGCCCAAAAGTCTATGCCACCAATATTGTATCACTACGTTCTCCAATATTGTCACCCTAGCCTCTCG